CAGGTAGAACATCAGAGCGGTGAAGTTCGTCAAGATGTTGAGCAAATGGAGCCTTATGGTTTCAGTTCAGAACCTTATACAGACGGTAAAACAGATGCAATTAACCTCTTCTTCGATGATGAGCGCAATCATGGTGTAGTTATCAATGTTGCAGACAGGCGCTATCGAATCACTCAGATGAAGACAGGTGAAGTTGTTATCTACGATGATAAGAAACGTCATGTATATTTAAAACGTGAAGGTATAGAAATTGACGGTGTAGATGATCCAATAACAGTAAAAACAACAAACGACATTATAGCTAAGTGCGATAACTTAACAGCAACCTGCAAAAGTGCTGCATCGGTTAACTGTGACGCCTCATCTGTTACTTGCAAAACATCTGCAACAGTAACCGCTTCAACAATTATGCTTGACGGAAATGTAACTGTTACAGGCACTCTAATTACAGGCACAAAAGGTGGTGGTATGGCATCATTTGGCGGTACTGTTAATGCTAAGGGCTTAATTCATTCAGAAGATGATATTACAGCCGTATCAATCAGTCTGCAGCACCATGTTCATACTGGTGTTCAAGGTGGCAACGAAAATACAGGAACCCCAAGTTAATGAATATACCAGAAAGAATAATCCCAGTATGGTCATTTGACAAAGGATCATGGTACAGAACTGATGATCTTTGCAGTTTATTTGACAATATTGTTTATTGTCATGATAAGTCGTATCGATGTACTTCGGCTGAAGACATACTTGGAGTTAAATGTTATTACATACAAAAAGACGGTTTATTCCGTCTTTTTGATTTTTCGGCCAGCCATATTTGCAGAAAACAGTTAAAGAGGCTTGAGTATTTATGCAGATGTTCTTAAACAACTCACTTGTAACAGCAGATATGAATGACAGCCTTTCAAGGGCTGTTGTTATCAGCCTGTTCACATGGAGACGTGCAGACACTGAAGACGTTTATGACGGTTCTAATAAATATGGCTGGTGGGGTGATACCTATCCTGTTGAGCAGGGGGACAAAATTGGCTCTAAGTTATGGCAGCTCTTAAGACGTAAGCTGACTGATGATGTTATAGCAGAGGTTGAAGAGCTTTCGAGAGACTCACTTCAGTGGATGATAGATGACGGAATTTGCTCAAATGTAGATGTATCTGTAGAGCGTTCTGAAATTAACAGAGTGAATATCAGTGTTGTATTAACAGTTGACGGTAAACAGACAAGTTATAAGTTTAAAGAGGTATAAATGAATAATTTAAGGCCAAAATTGAGTGACATCATCACAAGAATTGAGAATGATGCAACATCACGCTTAACTTCAGAAGAATTAAGACGCTCCGACTTATCTGTTTTTATCCGTGTCATTGCAGGTGTATCCCATTCAATTTATGCTGCTCTTGATTATTACAAAAATCAGCTGTTTTCTGATTCAGCTGAAACTGCTTATCTTGAAAGGCGAGCTTCTATTTTTAATCTGACTAGAAAAACAGCAACGAAAGCAATGGGAGAAGTTAAGTTTAACTATTATAACGACGTTGTGGATGTCCCTGTAGGCACCATGTTGCAGTCTCAGTCTGGCGTACAGTATCAGTTAGGAGTAGGCAATTACTCTAATGTTATTCAGAACTGGAGAAATGCAGGGCATGCTGTACTTAATTTAATTCATTCTGATGAATTAAGTACAACCTCATCAGTCACCAGCACTGCTCTTGGGACATCTCAAGGAACTGCTCAAGGTACGGTTCAAGGAACAGCAGTTGATTTTAGGCAGACTGATATTAACACTCAGAAATCAGAATTAGCTGAAGCTGTAAAAACTTCAGTAAGGCTTACTTTACTTGCTCAGTTAGCCGGTATTGTTTCTCTTGTTGGAACAAAACTGGATGGTGAGAGTGACGGGGATGCTGATACTGCCGGAAATACCAAATCTGAAGATGAAATTCTTGCACTGCGTAATGAAGTTCTTTCAGTTATTGAAGCTGAAATGATATATCAGGGAACTGATGACAGTAATCTGTATGAAAGTCTGGAAGAACTTTACAGCAATGTTTATCATTACTTTACAAATGAGGTTCTAGCTGATGGTAAAACCATAACTGTAACTCCAAAAGAGCCACAGCCTACTTTGGTTTTAGCTTATGAACAGTATGGCGATACCAGCAGAGTGGATGAAATCATAAGACGTAATAACATTCATTTTCCTTTGTTCATGCAAAAGGTACCAATCAGAATTACAAAATCTGTATCTTAGTGTTTTAACCATTAATTTTTAGACTATAATTCAAGAAAAGAAGGATAGTTGCTATGAAAAAATTAATAGTTTTAATTGCAATGTTACTCTTTGTTAGTTCTGCAAATGCTTACTGTTCTCCCAAGGATGGTTTTACAGAAGATTGTGATTTTCATCAAAGAGATATAGCATCGTTAGGAACTGTAGAAGATCAACGCCAGACTATTATAGTGAATAGCATGATCGATCCTATGAGTAGGGGAACAAAAGTAACGATCGACGGCAAGGAATATCGCTGTATACAGCATTCTGATGATTCCATTGAATGTGAAAAATATTAGTTTTTAATTTGTTATGGAGGCCCACTTGATTGTGGGCTTTTTTATGGTCAATAAAAATACAGTTCAGCTTAAAGTTAACAGTTCAACTACATATAACTACTGGTCATCTGTATCGATTACTTCAGAGATTAACGCTTTATCTAGAACATTTCAGCTGGATATAACTCCAAAAGTGTATGCTCAAAACGAAATCCCACAATTTAAGGCAACTGATGAAATTCAGCTCACAATAGGAGATGATCTTGTACTGACAGGCTTTATTGACTCAACTGCAATCAGTTATAACGGCACATCGGTAACCGCTTCAGTTGTTGGCAGAAGTAAGACAGAGGATTTAATTGACTGCAATGTAGCTCCACAGGGGTATGACTTATCCAGTATTAAAAATAATTCATGGACAAAGAATATTAACGGAGGCAAAACTTTTGTAGAGCCTAATATTACAAAGGCTGTTACTCAGTTTAAAAACATCCCTTTAAAGCTTGCTGTATCTCAGTTAATAGCTCCTTATGGAATAAAACTTATCTGTGAGTCAAAAAAGGCTGCGGTTAATTCAAATGTTCACTCAACTGTTAAAAACAGTGAAACAGTTTTTAAGGCTATTCAGAATTTAACTAAATCATCAGGTCTGTATTTTATGGATGATGAGTATGGCAATCTGATAATTACTGATACTGATGATCCTAAATCATCTGGTGCAACATTAGAATTAGGAACCAATATTCTGACAGCATCAACACAGAAAGATTACAGTCAACGTTTCTCTCGTTACTGGTATGACAATGATCAGAATGGAAATAATAAGAAATTTGGTGATGCCCTGCAGCAAATTTCTAAATGCCAAGATGAGAAAATTAAAAGATTCAGATTCTATCGCTACAAAGAGCAGACCATGAACGGTGGCATATCAAATGGACCAGAACAGGAAGCAAAATATCGAGAAGCTCAATCTAAAAAAATTACATATACAGTTTTAGGATGGCGTACAGGGAAAGATGACCTTGAATGTGATTTGTGGAAGGTAAACACTTTAGTCAAAATTAAACCTGTAACTCTTTAAGAACAGACGCTAACTGTGAGTAATGAATAGAAGGTCTGTTTTTGATAACCGTCTTAACAGGGAATACAGAGTAAAGATTTTGGAAGTGAAGCTCTTTTACATAACCAATATTTAAAGCGTAGATGTCAATCTCTTTAATGTACATACAAATACGCTTAATAGTTTCGTACTTACCTCTGGTATAAAGATCTTGTTTTAAGATCTCAACAAAAGCTACAGGAGTAATAGCTTTGTAGTCAATCTTACCTAATGAAGGTAGGATATAGCGCTCAATGCGGTTAGAGATGTCCTGCCAATTCTTTACTTTAACCTTCTTAACTTCAATCCACTCATAGTAGATCTCTTCAAATGTATGAACCTTTTCTTTAATAACAGGTGAACCTTCAAATTTAGCTTGGGCTTTTAAAAGAGATAGCTACTCTCTAGCTTCTTTGATAGATAACTCATGGAATGATCCTAGTTTCTTACTTATCTTTTTATCATCAGATCTAAAATTAGCAATCCAATTTTTAATACCTGAGGGTAGTATGCGCAGGTATAAGCCATTACCATCAGCTAAGTTGTATTCCTTATCTTTTGCCTGAGCTTTTTTTTCTAAAAATGTAAGCATAAATGCTCCTGAATTATCCATGTGGTGTTTAGCCGTTTTTGTGACTGTACATTTGTAAACGCCACATTAGCGCCACATATTATAGCATTTATTTGATACTAGCTATGATAGTAGCTCTGCTAGTATCACCGATTTTTAACGATTATTTTATTGAAAATTAAGAAAAAATTGAAAGGATAATTAGCTGATTTTAGATATAAAAAAAGCACCTAAAAGGTGCTATGGCGGTGAGAACGGGATTAAAATAAAACTCACTAACCACTTATTTTGTAACAATTTGTTGTGGTTAGTGGGTGTAGTTTTTGGGTGTTTAACTTTTCTCGCCGTAGTGCTTGTCAATCCACGCTTTCAAATCCTCAAGTCTCCATAAAGGTGTAGCTTGGAAACTGTTGCCAAGCTTGAATGGCTGTGGAAAATCACTTGTACGAAGGAGTAAGTTAATCTTCTGCTCACTGACTTTGAACATCTGAGCTACGTCATGCTTATCTAATAGTAAGTCTTTGCTTGTCACTTGTAAAGTTACCATTCTGTTCTCCTGCCATAATGCTTACCTTCTTAAATCTTTCATCTCTTCTTTCATTGCTTCTAAACTCCATTACTGCCAAAACCCTTTTGCTTAGCAATAGCTTTGTCAAAGTCATTCTTTGCTTTAACTAAGTTTTGAAAGCCCTGCGTAAGCGTTGTAAGGTCTCCATCCTCTTCGTAACGTATATGAGTAATACAGTTAGCAAGCACAGTTGATATAATGCGTATCGTCTCTTCTGATAATTCAATCTTCATCTTCAATTACAACTTTATTCTCAGTAACCTCTTCTAATCGTGACATAATATCCTGTAAAACAATGTACTCTCTTACAGAGCTAATCCTTTTGCCTTTCAAGTATGCGTACAAGATCTTAGCCTCTACTCTGGTTAAAACTAATCGCATGATTACTCCTAACAATCCGATTCTTTTTTTGTTATTAATTTGTTTTCATCATTCAATACTTTCTGAGCAAAATTATTCCACTCTGAAGATCCAAAGTCTGTTGATAACACTGCAGCCATACCTTTATACTTTTGGGACCTTACAGCTAATATAGGAAAACTTATTTGCTCATTATCTTTTAGGCTTAAAACCTCTTGTTTTACAATGGTGTAGCCCTCATCTTTTAAAAAATTAGCAACCCTAGCCATAAAAGATCCAATAGAATTGTCTTTATCACGATTTGTCATAATTATTCTCCAGTACTACCAAAGCCATTTGCACTGCGTTCTGTCTTAGCCCCAATAACTTCACCAGGCACTAACTTAACCTGTGGAAGGGGAAGGATCACTAACTGAGCCACTCTGTTGCCCCTAAAAATTTTTGTTAAATTAAAAGGCTCTAACACAACTCTGATTGAACCTGTGTAACCAGCATCAACAACGCCAATAGCTGTACCAATGCCTTTAACATTGAATGAAGAACGTGGGCATAAAAGACCTACAAATCCCTCTGGTATTAATACATGCACTCCTGTGTCAATGGTGTTAGGCTTGTTTGCTTCTAACATCTGATCTTCTCGACATGACAAGTCAAAGCCTGCGTCATTGTCATGTGTTCGCATTGGCTTGTATGCACCTTCATCTAACTCATAATTAATTAACATGTTGCAACCTCTCTCTTCTATTTTTTGCCCATTGATTGATACGCTCTCTATTCTTCTCTCTGTACGCTCTCTGCTTATCTAAAAATTCCTGATGTTTGACAGGATCAGCCATAATTTCTGCCATTCTCTGTTTTGCATATTCAGCTCTTTTGGCTTTAACTTCAGGATCATTTTTTCTACGTTCATAGCTCATTTTGCTGTGTCGTCTCATGGCTTCCTTGGTACCTAGCAGCTTAGTCTTGGCACGAAGTAATCTAGCTCTTAAAAGAAAGATTTCTCTCTCTTCTCGAGTGCAATCACTTGAACAACCCAGTGATGACATTACAGATAAGTCGCCACGCTCTACACACTCCAGATTGTCAGGCTCAAAATTGCATTTATCACCATCCATAAAAATAATTGTCTTACCTTCAGCGCTCTGACCTGGATGATTTTGTTCCCAAACATAACGCTGATACTGCATCCATTTGTTAGGTTCTGCTACCTTGATCCTTAAATAGCCTTTCTTAATTTGAAAAGAACCAACAGGTCTGTATCTCCAGTGTTTTTCTCCACGAGGCACATCTGAATTGCTATAATACAAACCTAGCTGAATGCCGTTTTCATAGCAGTGAGTGCACAGAGCTACAATAGAAAACTCTCTGCCAAATCTTCTATTGATTTCTTCAGCAAGCTCTCGTCTTGAATTAAATCCATGCTCACGTAAAGGGCAGACAGACTTCACAAACTCCATAATCTCATCATTCCATTTGCGATCTTTACGTGTCCATTTCTTACCTGTTGTACCCAATTTCAACCCCCAGTAAATTACCGTTTACTTTTACCTCGTAGCCATTAGATAAAGCTGTTTTAACCGCATCAAGCTGTACTCTCTTAGCCTCAATCTCAGTCTTGCGCATGTCGTTTAATGATCCTGCAAGGTTATTGACAGCCTCAGCACGCTTAAACAGCATGTCTGCTTTTTGCGTATCAATCTCGCCATTATCATTGGTGTAGTTCTTGGTGTCCTGAATAATGGCAATCTCATTTAAGAGCGCATTCTTAATCTGACTGTATTCTTCATTCTGTTGAGTGTTCATAGTTTCTACCTGTAGTTGTTGTTTCTGTTGTTGTGCTACTGGCTTCTGTTCGCTTAAAACTTGACCTTTAACGTCAAAAGGAAAAGGGCAGCCAAACTCAGCACAATAATTTTCATAAATAGCTTTTGGTGGCATAGGAGGCTTGCTGAATTTGCCGGTATCAATAAAAGACAGCAAAACCTTTTTTATTTGCTTAGCGTCAAAATCGGGAAAAGCCATTCTCAATAAATCTTTGATACCAACCTTCTCACACCACTTGCTGTCCTTTAAACCTAAGCCTTCTCTTATTCCTTCAGAGGATGAGATTTTTAAACCAAAGACGTTAAGCATGTTAAGCCTCCTTGCGTTGCAAAGCGTTTTTTAAATATGCTTCAACTTCTTTTTTGAAGTAACATACACGTCCTGAGAAAGAGCTGTCTCTGTCTACTGGTTTTGGAAAGTCAGGGTGTTTCTTCAGATAGTTAGTGAAACCGTGTAATGAACTAAAGCCAAGTGTGGTCATTACATCCTTACGTGTTACAAGTGCTAGTTCTTCCATGATGTTCTCCTACAGCTCTGATCCTTCTTTAGGGTAGAGTAGGTTAGATCCTTGAGCGTATTGTGCTGCAACAGCAAATTGAATGAGTGCTTTGTTTGACTCAATCTCAAAGCTAATAAAATCAGTATTGCGAGATTTCAAAGTTAAAAATAATTCTGAGTCGGGACCATAAATACTGATTAATTTATTTATCTTCTCAAAACCACTTAAAGAAAAAATACAGTTGGTAGCCATGATGTCTGAGCGCGAAAAGATACGGTCAAGATCTACTGGGTAGTCATCGTAAGTATCACGTCCTTTAATGTTGATTGAGTTAATAGTAAAGCCTGTGTTAATGTCAGACACTTTACCTGTATTCAAATCAATATGAAGAGGCATGTCATTGGCTCCACAAAACTTGAATGTTGATTTATTGATATAGTAAGAAAGAGAGTTCTGATCTGCAGACTTAATATCTTCCTCATCCTTTGACTTAATAACCAACAGACTGTAGCTATCTGTAGCAATAAGCTTTGAGTTCTTGCGGTCAACATAAACTGTCTGTAAAAATTCAGCAGCCTTTTTACTGCTTGAAGTAAAAGCTAATATTGCTTTAATCTCTTGAGGTGAAATAATCATTTATGCACTCCTTGCTGAGTCGTTTTCTTCGTTAAATAAAAACTCTGTAACTTCGTCAAATTTGCTGCCAAAGTAGAAGTTTCTGGGAATAAACTCCAAACCTAATGGGGTTTTTAATTCACTGGTTCTTTGCATAGCCTCTTCTACTGACAGCGGTACAAGTTTGTATGGATAGCTGCTTAACTCTCTCCATGATTTAGTTGCTTCCAGATATCCAATAGAAGTTTTCTTTTGGTTGAAAGCTAACCACTTCTTGATAGTTCTTTTCTTTCCTCCCACGATGCAGGTATAAACAGCGCAAAAAGACACATTGCCTGAAACGCTTTTATACTCGGTATAGTCAACTGAGATAACTGTAGCTATCTTTCTGCCAGGCTTTGGCTGATGTCCAAAAGTTCGCTCAATTAACACACCAGCTTTAAGCTCAAGCTCAAGATTTCTCTCAATTTTCTGTCCACAATGAGGGCACTCTGTAGCCTGAACAGGGATATAAGCTTGACAGCCAGGACATGATCTAACCGGTGCCTGTTGTTTGCTCGATGCTTTCTTTTCAGTACGAGCGCGAATAAATGGATTGTTAATGGGACCAAGACGCTCGATATTTCTAGCAAAATCGAGAACAAGACAATCTTTTTTACCCTCTGCAGGGCGTAGGCCACGACCAATCATCTGTACATAAAGACCAGGTGATTTGGTTGGTCTTAACATTGCGATCAAATCAACTTGTGGAACATCAAAACCTGTGGTTAATTGATCTGCAGATACAAGACATCTGATTTCACCTTTTCTGAAAGCTTCAATCTTTGTCGCATTCTCCTCAGCAGAGAATGAGGAGTTAACAGCATAAGCACTGATACTCATCTCTCTTAGCATCTGAGCGCATTTATTGCAGTTCTCAATACCTGCGATAAACACAATCCATGCCCTACGACCTGAAGATCTCTTAACTACCTCGACTAAAGAATTTTTCAGCATGGCATCATCGCCACAAGCTTTTTGAAGCTCATCGAGTTTGTAATCGCCGGCTCTGGTACCAACACCTGTAAGATCAACATGAGGCTTAGTCTTCAATGTTGTTACTGGTGCTAAGTAACCTTCTTTAATCAGGCGTTCAAACTGTGAGTTAAGGTCATAAACAATGTCTGTGAAGACAGCGTTCTTTTGCTCTGTCAGATAACCGCCTTTCATACGATAAGGAGTTGCTGACAGACCTAAAACACGCATCTGAGGTCTTAGTTTCTTTAATGCTGCAATCACCTGTCTGTACTGTGAATTTTCATCTTCAGACAGCATATGACACTCATCAATCACAATCAGATTGCGCATGCCGAAAGCATTAGCATCACGCTTTAGCAGTGGTGCTACAGACTGCACGTTACCGAAGATGATTGAGTTATCAGTATCTTTATGACCTAGAGTTGCACTGCAGATGCCAATATCAGCTTCAGGCCAGATAGAACTTAACTTGCCTGCGTTCTGCTTAACCAGCTCACCAACATGAGTAAGCATCAGAACTCTGATGTTGTCCCATGTCTTTACAGCATGCTGAATGATGTAAGCAATGATCACACTCTTGCCGGTACCTGTAGGTAGAACTAATACAGGGTTACGGCTTGCATCGTGGTTAGTTTCTACAAACTTCCAAAATGCATCACATGCTTCTTGCTGATACCATCTAGGTTTAAACATTCCAAATAGTCCCTTTGCGTTTTTTCTTCAAAAACTTGTTGAGCTTATCGCTTAAAAAATCATGAATTTCTTCTTTAGATTTATCTCTTAACTTTTGAGTTACCCATGCTGTAGTATCTGCTTCGTTAAAAGATCTAAATGCATAACCTAAACTCTTCCAAAATTCAGCTTTAGAGCGATAAGCCACTCCATAAATGCAGAATGGCTTATTCATCACTCACTCCTATGCGCCGTAGCCGTAACCTGATACTGGTTGCTGTGGAGCTTGTCCATACACCTGCTGAGGCTGTGACTGACCGTATGGCTGTTGAGTTTGCTGACCATAGCCTGCAGCAGCTGTCTTTGGCGCTGTCTCCTTTGGCTTAGCGTGGAATAGAGGGTAACCTTCAGGCATTAAGCGTTTCTGATTGGTAGCGATCCATGATGCTGGCTGATTGTTGATAAGTTCTACAGCAGTACGACCATCTACAGATAAAAGAGCTGACAAATTGATATATGGCTGACCTGAATCAGCCTCACCGGTTCTGCGTACAGCAACTTTAAGCTTCTTACCAACCAAGTCAGGGTATACAACCATTACAGTGCCATCCTTTTTCTGTTCCTGATGCTCGTTGATCACAAGGTTGCCTTGCTGGTCAATGCAGTTACAGAGAATTGCAAGATGCTGTAAGTGGTATGAATAATCACCACTTAGGTCTAAAGAAATCCAAAGCTGAGCTTCACCTTCCTGAGTTGCTACTCTAAAACCAATGCGAGCACATGGCTGTTCAACGCCATTAATACGTTTGGTACCAGCTAAGGCAGTAACGATAGTGACGTCATAGATGCCTGAGTTAGCGACAAAAGGTAACCCTTTTAAGGTGTCAAATACTTCGGTTGGGTTCTGAACCTGTAGATTTTGAGTTGAGCCTAAATTCATTTTTAGTTCCTTCTTTAAATTTAAAAGTTAAAATACGATTAGAATGGGCTGTCACCTTTAGGCGCTACAGTGTCAGGATCTTGAACTGTAGTAACCTTTGGTTCTTCGTGCTTAATAACTAGAGAAGGCATCTCTTTAGAAGCTGTTTGAGCTGTAGACTTCTTTGAACGTGCCTTATTGATTAGCTGTTCTGCTTTTTCTTTGTTGTCAGTTGTCTTAGTGTCATTCTCGACATCAAGGTCGTATGTCTCATCAACGAAGCCACCAACAACGTCAGGGAAGACCTGATCTAAGAAATGAGACAGGGCACGAGCGCGCAACATATCAGGCCACATTGTTTTCCATGTAGCCTGAGTACCAACCCACTGACCATTGGCATCTTTTTCCATGCGACCTGCGATAGCAGCATCTGTACCGGTGTAGGTAAATGACTCTTTCTGATTAGGACGGTCAAAGCGATAGCCTTCAACTTTAGCTGTAGCATTCAATCCGTCAAAGGTAGTTGTCCATGTACCATACTTTCTGCAGATACCAGCTTTAGCCTTTACGCTCATTGAAGTGCGACCACCTAAGATGTAAATCATCTGTAGAGCATCAGCAGGAAGCAGACCTAAGCGATTGCCTTTTTGGATAATTAAGAAAGTATCTGCAGAGCGGTCACAATCAGGAGTTGAACGCATAGCAGCAGGAACTAACTGGGAGCTTGAAATGTACTTTGCATACTCACGAGCGCCTTCAAAGTCAGTTGGTAGCTTGGTAAAGCCGTTTGATGCTGAGGTCATATCAATGTTGTCAGTCTCAGGCTTATTTGCTTTAGAGTTAAAAGCAAAATCACTCTTAACTTTGGCAAAAGGGGATTGAAGATCTAACTTCTTCTCCTCATCAGACACAATCTGAGGTTGTGCCTGTAACTGTGGCTTAACCTGTGGTTGAGGTTGTGCCTGTAGCTGTGGCTTAACCTGTGGTTGAGGTTGTGCCTGTAGCTGTGGCTGTGGCTGAAATGCGTTGCTAGTCTGTCCATAATTTGCCATTTCATTTGGCTGATGGTTAATTGGCTGAGCGCCTGTTGCAAAATTAGTAAACATATTCTTTTTCCTTATTTCTTAGCTTTTGATAAACGTAAAACTCTTGTGCCTTGGTACTCAGCTAAGCACTGCTGATATGCATCAGGATTGATAAGCATCAACTTGTCTTTGTTGATATAGCTTCTGCCATGCTGATACTTGTATGAGCAAAGAACCTTCATGTCTTTGTCTACAATGGTTTCATTGGTACCTACGAAGTTGATGATCTCGTCTTTTAATGACTGGATCTTTGTATCCAATGCTTTGGCCTCTTTCTTTAAAGCATCAAACTGAATCAGTTTCTGTTTAATGTCATCTGAGGCAACAACCTTAGTAGGCTCCTGCTGAATATGCTTTAAGTCGCGCTCAGTACGCATAGGCTCTTCATCATGTAATATGTGTCTTACCCACCATTCTCGAGCCTGTCTTAAAATCTCAAGTGCCAGCGATTCATTAAAATCAATTGTGTAGGTTCTAAAATCTGAGGTAGAAAGTAAGCAGCTTAGTTTTGTTGTGTAAATTCCAGTTAAAAGCATGTAAGTGTGAACTTGTAACAGGTATGAGTCAGGGATTTGACTATCAGCCTGTACGAGGTTATGAGCCTCGTCATAGACATCACCTTTGCCCCACAGCATGATTGCACGACCGTCTTCGTCAATATCATCAGTTGTGGTGTTGCCTCTAGTAGTCTTACCTTCCCAGATAGCTACAGCTTTAGTCTGATCTGCAGGATCAAGCACAATGCGGTCAGGTGAACCTACTAGATAAGGAATTTGAGATATCTGCAATCCATCACATAGAACCAGTTTCTGCCCAGAAACTTCCTCATACTCTTTAGCAATTACAGGCTCTAAAATCTGTCCCCAGTGAGTAGCAGCATTACCACTCCATGGCTGTACACGACCTGTTTTTTCAAGCCATAACTGATGAGGGGTTGTGTACTTATTTAGCCCCATAAGAGTGCCAATATCAGAACCACCAAGTGATTCCTGTCTGCGATACTGCCAAAGCTGATAAGGTGTCATACCTGGCTTAATTGAATCTTCAATACGTGCCACACGTTCATGATGCAAATTCAAATCATCAGGTGTTAAAGCAAATTCGTTAAAATCAATCACTGAAAAATCTCCTTAAAAAAGCAAACCATCAATCAGAGCGAAAAAGTTTTCAGCTCCAAAGAAAGCAAGAACAACAAACAGGGCAATCGCAAAGCCTAAAAGGTGCGCTCTTAAAACTGAAAACTCCTTCATGGTGTTGTCTCCAATAAAATGTATTTAATTTAAAATTAAGTTCACTTTATTTATAGATTAAGATTTTTTAATAATTAGTCAAGAAATAATTAAGTATATTTAATTAAAAATTAAAAATAATTTATTATCCTTTTGAAAAATCTTTTAATTTTGTTTAAAAATTTTTGTATTTTTTTTTGATGTGATTTTTAACAAGGTGAGATGTAGCAGGAATAAAAAAAGGTTGTCACCTAAGTAACAACCTTCTTAAATAGCTTAATGAATAGCTTTATACAGAGCCTGAGCGCTCTATTACTTTTCCAATGATATGGATCATTTGTGCTGCTTCTTCTAAGGTAAGCACTTCATCAGAATATATTGGATTATCTGAACGTATAGTTAGATTTTTAAATGATTTAATCAGTCTTTTAATTCTTAGAGAATGATCAAATACGAGAGCATAGATTTGGTTGTTCTCAATATAATTTTTAGGTGTGCAGTCTACAGTGATGTAATCGCCATCATTGATGAGAGGGATCATAGAATCGCCAATAACTTTAAATCTTCTACAATTCTTAGGATTTATGCCTCTATCAGAAAAGAATGTAGATCTAAAATATGCAGGAACACAGTCTTGTATCTCTTCATAAGTAGGCTCTTCAGCATCTCCAGCGCCAAAGCAGATTTTATATTCAGGAATTTGAACGAAGCCTGCAGGAAGTTTATCTGAATCTGCACTATCTAAAGAAATGATGTTAGGTTTAATCATATTGCCTTCGCCTGTGACAAGCCATTCGACGTTTACACCAAGAGCGTCTGCAATCTTTTGAGCAGCCATGGCATTAAGAGTTAAGATCTTTCCTGTTTTGTATTGACTAATTGCTGCAGTTGTTAGTCCTGTAATGACACTTAATTCTTTTCCATTAATTTGGGCATAATCCATGGCGCTCTGAATCCTATTTTTTAATTCAGTCATAACAGCCTCTCTTAATTATCTTTCTAATATTTTTACTATCGTCTTCACAATAAATTAACTTGAATTAAATTTTATAAATTAAATAACTTGCTTTCAAATTATGTTTGCTATATTCTAAATTAAATATACTTAATTATATGCTAAGTAAATTGAAGGAATTAGTTATGATGCTTAATTCAAAAAAGCTTTCTAAAAGTTCATCCAAAATGATTGTCGACGCTATAGGTAGAAAGCAATTATCTGACATATGCGAAGTGTCTTTACCTGCTGTGACTTTATGGTCTAAAAAAGGAATGCCTTTTTATCGAGCACAATTTTTAATACTAAAATTTCCTCGGTTAAAAATTTGGAAAGACATACCAGAAGAAATTGCTAAGTAAAGGGGACTTCTACCATGAATAATGAAGTTTATCCTGTAGTGATTCCTGATGCTTTACTTCTTCCAGATATTAGAAAGTTGAATGGTTGTGCCAAGTACATTCTTTTTAGGATTATTGGTCTATCCAAACGTTGTGAGAATAAGCAAGTCAAGCTCTCTAACTCTCTTCTCAAGTATGAAATGGGGTATACATCAGAAGCTGTTAGAAAATCTTTTCGAAGATTAGAAGCTCTTAAGTTAATTTCTGTTGAAAGAAAAGATGGATGCAGACGCGTTATTAACGTGCTTTTTGATATTGAATCTTTAAAAACTCAGCATTCTTCAGAAGAAAATAAAACTATACAACAAAACGACACAGTTAATAATAAAACTATACAACAAAATAGCACCCCAACAGAACAACACACCCAACAGAGCGACACAGTTAATACAACAAAACAACACAGTTCTGTACAACAAAACGACATACATAAGTATGAATATAAGAAAGAAGAGATAGATATATATAGGGAGAGTATTTATAAAAAAATTTTAAATGATCTATCTGATGGATCAATTTCAAAAATCTTTATGCATGATCCTGCAACTGGTGCTCAACTGGATTCATATATACCTTTCAACTATGACTCTAAAGAGGCTGTTGATAGTGAGGGTAACTGTCTTTTTACTAAAGAGCCTTTAGATCCTGAAGGTTATAACCTGGCTCAATGGATGGCTACTAATATCACGTACTTAGGAGAGCTGTGTCTTATGAGTAAGTATGGCGATGAGTGTTTTCCTATTTATGCTGAGTCACTGCTTAAACGCTGGAACCCTAAGAAGGTGCCGTTAGGTAAGTTCCTGAATATTGCTGTTCCTAATGACTTTAAAGGCTTTAAACCTAGAGTTATTGATTATGTTGAGCAGTATCTTGGTAAGAATGTTGTTTTTCCTACTATAAAAAAAATCATTAAACAGCGTACTAGTCCTTCTAAGGTGCTTGAAGTTTTATTTAGTGACTACCCTCAGTATTTTAGTGCTGTTAAGCATGATATGGATTTTGGAAGGTATATTTACCGTCTCATGTACGAGGTTATAAAAGGTGATTGTGAAGACGTCTATACACCTTATGACTCTAACCGCGATTTTCCTACTGATGAAGAAAGAGCGTTTGACTGGGGTCAGCAATGGTTTGATGCGTGGTCAACTGATCCTCAATGCTTAAACAAAGAAGCTCAGGAAATAGCTTTGGGAATTAAACCGCTACACAAAGAATTATATGGTAAAGAGGTGATGTTTGATGCCTTCTTCGATTAGTTTACCTTCCAATGATGAGTTGGAAGTGATCTTGGAGCACCTTGATGCCAATAACCGTGATACATGGGTTATGGTGTTTAATGCTCTGGGTAAAGATTACCCTAACAACGAAGCTGTTTTTAAGATTGCTCAGGCATGGGCATCTCATGCTTCTAACCGCAAAAAGGAAGACGAAAAGCATGAGAGAAATGAGTTTTTTAAGGGTAATCATATTGCTGGTATTGGTGCAATTATTACTGCAGCACAAGCAAATGGCTATAAGCGTGTAATTCAAAAAGAAGAAAATACAGAGAAGCTTAAAAACGTTGAGATTAAAAAAGAGCCTTCTGCTGTCACTAAACCACGAAATGAAGAAGACATAAGCGACTATGATAAATGCGCCTCAGAAGGCTCTTATATTATAAGAGCTTTGTTGTATTCCTTTCAAGACGAGGAACGTCAGATCTTCCTGTCTGATTTGGGCTCTGATATCCATTTCTTTGTTCAGGAACAACAAAAAATTGTGGAAGCTGTCAGAAAGTTCTGCTATGCCCATAAATGGGACTACAAAACTTTTATCTCATGGGCAAAAGATGAGAGCATCAAAGAGAGTGACATCAAGAAAATTATCAGTAAATCTACAGCATGTTCTTATGACGATGTTATTAAGCATTACAAGAATATGCTTGATATTGGTATGCGTCTTATCGTCATTGAAGGTGCTCAAAAGCTTATTGAAGATACCAGAGCTAAAAAGCCTATAACTGAGTTAAAAGAAACTATAACTTCAATTGAACGTGATACCAGTTTAGAGCTTAAAAAAGACATTTTAAGAAAGAATGAAATTGCTCGTGCTGCTTCTCAGGAAGTTGCAGAGCTTTCAAATCCAGCAACTCGTAAAAAGCTGTATGTTACAACAGGGTATAAAGCCTTTGATGAGCGCTTTAACGGCTTTAGACGTGGAGAAACTTCTATCATCTGTGCTTACTCAGGTGCAGGTAAGACATGGTTAGGCTGTGAAATTGCAAGACGTACAGCTTTAGCTGGTCTTAAGGTTGCCATGTTCTCAGCTGAAATGAGCGCGCAGTCTATCTCATTTCGTATGATGTGCACCGACCAGAATATCACCCAAAAACAAATCATGAATGGCTATCCTGTTGAGCAAAACTTAAAAGCCTTTGAAGATACCATCTCTAAGAGCGGTTTAACTATCATGGCAGGTCGTGGCATGTCTATTTATGACGTTGAGAATGAGGTTAAACGTCTTGTGTACTCAGGTGGTCTTGATCTTCTAATCATTGATTACTTTCAAATTCTGGAGATGAAATATCGAGGTGAGATGTGGGAACGCAACAAAGCCATGATGCAACGCTTAGTAAGACTGTCTGAACAGAACAATCTTGCAACTCTTGCATTCGTTCAGTTAAGCCGTCCTGTTTCTAAAAAGAACGGGACGAGTAACAAACCAACTATGTATGACATTGCCGGTGGTTCAGGTATTGTTCATGATGTGGCTCTGTCTCTAATCATGATCCCTGAGCAGACAAATAACGGCACAAAAGATATAACTCGCTTTCAGATTGATATTGCAAAAAGCCGTTACTGTCAGGCTGGTGAAAATGAATTTACTGCAATCAGAACTGTTGGCGGTGGTTTTAATATCATCAAAAATACTGAACCTACAGTATTGATTAACCGCGGTGTTTCAATGCAACCAAATACCAGCAATGTAAATCTAATCCACAAAATACCGCTTCAGAGATAGGAGATAATGCCATGATTTATATGAAAAACATCATGATCAATGAGCCGGGAGTTGATGAAATCTCAGGTGAACTTATCACTAAGCAAAGGCCAATGAATGAGCGTGACCTTACCTCTGCCCTCCATAGAACTGCTGACGGTTTAGCTTCAATAGGATGGACGGTAATTCCATCACATTTCAAAGCGCCTAGTTTAAGAAAATGGAAAGAACCGCCAAAAGAACAGCTATTAGCATGGGCGCATGAAGATATTACCTCTGGACGCTGTAATTCTCTTAATCTCAGATTAGCTGATTCTCATGTATGTGCTTTAGACTGTGATTTTTATGATGATGAGACTATGAAGAATTTTATGAGTCTTCTTAAATCAGAGAAAATTCTTCCGGAGTTCTATACTGTTTGTGGTGGCAAAGGCGGAAAAATCTTTTTCAGAGTTAAGGATATTCCTGAAGGCAAACCTTTGCCTCGCGTTTTAGGTCCTCAACCTTTAGTACCAAAGAAAAACGGCGCTCTGGTTAAGTATGCTTTAGAGTTAAAGTCAGACGTAGCTACAGTCTTTGGAGCTTACTCAATACCAGGAACACTATATTCAGAATATCCAGGAACTAAGTTTGTAATTTACTACAGACCTGAAGAGCTGCCGGAAATTGATTATCTTGAACTGCAGCATATTGCAACTATGTATATTGCCACTTTAAAGAGCATGGCGGTTAAGAAGTATATGCCTATTCCTTTAGCATGGGATGAGGAAGTCGAGAAGTTGAAAAGCCTCATTGCCCTTGATGAGCTATGCAACATGGATAACATGTATGAATACGATTTGTATGACATGATCATTGCAGCAGGGGACGAGCATCTGCTTCCTGCAGTAATGCTGTTCGATAATGTACTTCCTGAAGACAAGAAAAAAGAAGTCGATGAACGTTTTGTTAATACTGTCAAATACATGCGTGATTTGGGCTATAACGAAGATACATTAAGAGCTTATGCTATTCAGGTTAACAGCTTTTATGCTGATTTTAAAAACTGGATGCTTACTTATCTGCAGAATTATGGTCAAAGCTATTCATACAGTGAAGGAGTTCAGTCTATTTTTACTAAATACAAGCTGATTAAGGACAGTGTGGACTATGGTGCTTATTGATTTAACCTTACCGCCTTCAGCTAACCAACGACTCATACCATACGTTATCAATATGACACGCAGAATTATTGGTATTAAAGATTCACCTAAGTATCGTGAATGGATGGAGTTTGAAGCACGAAAGATTAAGAATGAAATTCAAGCGCCGTATGCTGAGCCTGTTTATGTGTATATGGAAATTACTTTTCCTGATAGGCGTAAGAGAGATCTAGATAATATGGCAAAGCCTGTATGTGATGTGTTAAAGCTTGCAGGTATTTATGATGATGATTCGTTAATTGAGTTTTTGATCTGCAGACGTTTGTCACCAAACAAAAAATTAGCCGGTATTCGTGTTGGTGTTTGGACAGTATCAGAGCATAATTCTTTGAGTGATTGGAGTTTGGAAAATGCTGACTAAAGAAATTCTTGACGCACTGGATGATGATTATGCTTTTGAGCGTCTGTTAGATTCTTATGGAGTATGGACAAGAATCAGCAGAGGCTGTCCATCAGCAGGTACTGTTCCTACAGAGCATGGTTATGCTGCTATCACTGAGGAGAGTGCAGAGATCATAGCAGCAGTTACCTGTGAATTTAAAAAAGAACGTCCTGGGCTGTACAGATTCTTTCACTGGTATTACCACAAAGGACAGGATGCAGGGGACATCAGGTCATTCTGTAAGGGTATATCCATCCAACGTGCCAAACATCGCAGATTGAGCGTTTTTGAGGCCCATCCGTGGAATGTTGTAAGGTACATGACGATAGCAATGATCAATCAGAAGATCTTTGATTCAAGAGACTGGATGAGAGACAAATTAAAGCAAATGAGGGGTGAGTAAGTGAGAAGCTTTACATATCAGGGGATTGAGTACAGGTCTATGTTTGAATGCTGTAAGACTCTGAATATCTCGTATCAGAAGGTAAGGCGCTTATGTCGTCATTACAAACGCGCTCATGATGATCCTGCTCAGGCTGTTCGCTGGTGTCTTGGTGTGGATAAGCTGTCACATCTTGAACCAAGGACACCGCAGTACGCACAAGATCTCGTTAAGAGCTACGACAGACAGGAGAAATTCAAAGACAGAATTTATCAGAAGTTTGTGGAGAGTTTTTAATTTAATGCTATACTTTGGTAAAGATTTGTTTATGGAGAAACAAATATGTTTAAGTTTGCAAAACTTACCAAGTTTACTTTTGAAACTTCTGATTTGCATACTCTTGGAAAGGCTGTAGAGCAGATTGCTGAATTAAATTTAAAAACTCAAGAGCCTTATGTTTTGGTATAGGCAGACATTTTGACAATGTTGGTTATTTAATCAGAAACGCTGCTGACAAGGTTATTTCAGTTTCAGAAAGGTAAAGTTTGTAAATGGCTTCTTTAAGTGACAAAGATATTCTTGAACTTATAAGACTTGGAAGTTTAAGTATCTCTCCTCTACAAATTTCAAATATTCAGCCTGGTAGCATTGATCTTACATTGGCAGATAGTATCGAGCTGTTTAAAATCGGTAAAACAGTCGATTTATCTGAATTAAGCAAAGATGATTTAAAAAGATCCTCTGAAATTATTTCAATCTCTGATGGATATGAACTGAAACCAGGACAGTTTATAACAGGACACTCTTCTGAATTAATTTCTTTACCTCAAGATGTTAACGGTTTAATTATGAACCGTAACAGTCTTGCAAAAGTTGGATTGAATGCTGCAATAAGCCAATACATCAATCCAGGTTTTCATGGTAACAAGATCATTGTTATTGCTAATATGGGAACCACCCCAATTATTCTAAAACCAGGTATCAGAATTTGTACTCTGGTTTTGTTTAGAATGTCATCCACTTCGTATCGAGCCTATGATCAGCGACACGATACAGCGTCTATAAAAGATCATATGACAGGTATGAGTTACACTGACTCAAAACATATTGATGACAGTCTCTCGGATTTCATGAATGAGCGAATAAAAGAACTTGCGAAGATTGATTAAGATGCTACCCACAAAAACAAGAAAAAAACTTGAAGATTTTTTAATGCAAGATCATGGCTTCGTTTTGGATAAAATCAGACAACTGGCAGTCGAAGAACTCAAGAATAAATATAAAAAAGCGGGGCAAGAAAATCATCATATTTCTGAAAAGGAAAGAGATTTTTATATCATCATTCATAACGAAGAGCTAAAACGGAAGTGCGAGAGTCTTGCTAAGTCAGCTGCGGAAAAGATAATTCCTGAAAGCAATTTATGCTATCTGTTAAAAAATATCGGATTCTGGTCAATATTTTTAGTTCCAATGTTATATGTAATTCCAACTAGATTGCTTGAAGAATTTAAAAAGGCAAGTATGGATGAATGGAATTACGATATGTTGTTGGCTGGGGGCTTTGGTTTTATTTCTCTTATTCTCTTTTTTATAGGCGCTATCTTTTCAATCTTAAAAAAATAATCTCATCAAGGTACTGTGACAGCTTAAAATAAGGCGCGGGTGGCAAGACGCCCGGAAATCGACTAGCTACATAGATTTTTAAAATATGTCTGCTATTTCCATAGCAGACAGCTATAATCTCCCTAAAATACTACTTTATTCTTTAAAATCAAATAGATAAAAAGATCGTTTATTGGTCGTTAATGGATCGTTTTTTAAGAATATACTATAAAACAATTAGAGTGAAAAAGTACGTATTGAACATCAGTGCTTTCCTCTTCCTCATAGATTATCCTAATTTGTCAACAATAAAGCTCTCAAAAAATTGAGGGCTTTTTTTATTTCTTATGTATAAACATTTAACCCCAGAAGTCATTTATTTGATGATTGGTACAGCTTGCTCTTTTGTCATGGCATATCTACGCTCTACCAAGCGCAAATTCATGGCTAAGATTTGTGAAGCGCTGACATGCTCAATGCTCTCATCTGCACTTATCTTAATTTCAGAGTATTACTTTAAGTGGCCTCTGGAGTTAGGTGTTGCAATTGGTACATTCGTAGGCTTCTTGGGCAGTGACTATATCTCTTTAAAGATTAAACAAGTTATTAACTTGAAAGTTGAGGGTAAATCAGATGATGAAAGTAAGTAGTCATGGTATTGCTCTTATAATGAATTTTGAAGGTTTAAGAACTGCTGCATATAAGCCTGTATCAAGCGAAAAAGGATGGACTATTGGCTATGGTCACCATGGTCCTGATGTTAATGAGCACAGTATTTGTACAGAACTTGAAGCTGAGCGTCTTTTAAAGTTAGATCTTGAAAAGGTAGAACGTCAGATTACAGCAGCATTGAATGCCGATGAAATTGAAGTTACTCAAGGCATGTTTGATGCTCTCTGCAGTTTACTCTTTAATCTGTCAGGAAAACGTACTAAAGATGGTCGTCAGTTAACACCAATTCAAACTTTAATCAGCTATAAACTTTGGGCTAAGATGAAAAAAGGCGATAAGTACGGTGCATCACTTGAGTTTTTAGATATTAACAAAGCTGGCGGTGTGGTTCTGCAAGGACTAACCAAGAGAAGACAGGCTGAACAAAAGCTTTTTCTTTCTTAAAAGGTTCCACGTGTTCAGGTGCTTTAAACAACATGTTTCAGGTATTTGTCACTCCCACTTCTTTGCTGTCAGAAGTAAAACAGACAGCTCACACTTATGAGTGGTTTACTAGTTTTTATTTAACGGTTCCACTAGTAGATTGCTCATAAGTGTGAAGCTAACGTTATCTTTAATTGATATGTAACAATTCATTAGTCTAATAATGAATATTAAGGTGTTTGCTTCACACCTTAATTGTCCAATAGCTCAACAGGTCAGAGTATGCCTATTTATTATGTTAAATTTTAAATACACAATTCTTACTGCTTTTATTTTATTGTTTATTGCTGGAGCTTGCTTTGGAGTCACCATCACAGCCAAGCATTACAGAGCCGAAATTGCTCAAATGCAGACTGAAGCTATAAAAGCAGAACACGAAGCTACAGTTAAGCAGCTTAATATAGAACATGAATGGCAAGCTAAGCAGGAACAGGCTGACAAAGAGGCTACAGATGAGATTAACAAGATTAAAGACAAGTATAATGCTGCTATGTCTAAGTTACATGCTAACAGCTTGTACACAGACAGTGGCAGTACCAGTGAAACAGCACTGTCCACAAATTCCACCTCTTCCGGAGAAGTTAAAACAACCTGTGAATGTGGACAGCTTAGACATGACAGAAGAACTCTTGCAGAGTATGCACTTAAGCTCTCAGCTAAGTGTGATGAGATTGCAGTTGAGCGGAATGAGTTAAGTAAGAAATATAACGCGTTGCAATAAAGATTAGAGAATAAAGAAAATGAAAACAAAGCTGTTTGCAGTATTTTTAATCGCATTTGGCGCTGTATTTTTTGATCTTGCTTTTAAAATTGTTTTACCTTTTGTTCTTCCTCTTTTGTTTGAGACAGAGAAGTTTTATTTGAATGGCAATCTGTACTTTTCTTTTTCAGAGATGAGCTTTTCTGGTTTTGTTGTTGCTGTTCTTTTGGGCTATGTGATTTGTTTTCTACAAAATCATATACATAAGAGCTAGCTTCAACAATGTAATCATCAACTTTATCAAGTCCGTTTTCTAAGTAATGTGAGCAAATTGTTGCAAATATGAAAGTAATAACTGGATTATTGGATATAAACTTTTTTATTGAGTTTGTTGTTTGCTTAAGAGCTTCAATATCAGTTTGAGTTACATCAGATAAAGATAAACCTTTAATAAAAGCCTTAAGTTCATCGTCATTATAGAAACTTGCATCATACAGAATTTGATAAAAAGAATCTGAATCATCAAGTTCTTGGTATTTTGCAATTATTTTCTTTAAAACAGGCTCGGAATATAAAGAAAGTTTATTAAAACCATTAACAAAATTGAAAGCGTAATGTAATTTGTTGCCTTTTAACATATCGTTTAATACAGGATCTTGCTCCATTTTACTTATATAAATATCAAGCAATTCCTGTTTACTCATAAGTTTTTGATTTACAACCATTGAATTTATGAACTTACAACTTTCTTTTGACATTACAAGTTTGTTTATTCTTTTACATGCTATCAGCACTACTTCGGTGAACATTTGAATTTCTTTACAAAAATCATTTTTGTTAAGCTTTTTCATATAACTCCTTCAATTGTATATAAGGCTATATAGTATGTTGTGGTTTGTAGCATTGGTTCTACTCCTCGTTATTTATCCTGTGTTTATTGATTAGATTATAGTTCATATGCCAAGTCCTTTTGCTCGTCCATGTCAGTATGCCGGATGTCATAAGTATGCTGTTCAAGGTTCATGTTATTGTGCTGAACATAAAAGAACCATGAACTATGATGGACGCTCAAGACATAAGTTAGGTTACACCAACACATGGCTTAAAGCTCGCAAGGCTTTTCTAATTGCTCATCCTCTTTGTGTTGAGTGTGCTAAGCTTGGTAAGACTACACCTGCAACAGAGGTAGACCATATCATTCCTCACAAGGGAAACAAGACACTCTTTTGGGATGAAAAGAACTGGCAACCTCTTTGTAAATCATGTCATTCAAAGAAAACATTTACTGAAACTCTTGGTAAGCGATTGCAAGCCCCCGAGGGGGAGTCAAAAAGTTGAACATGATGCTTTAGAAACGCCCCGTAAGTTCTTTACACGCGCGTGCAAAATGGAAACTTTTTTAGGCAGTCACCACGAAAAATCGCTATCAAAATCAAAAAACGGTTATAAAAAATCATGGCTCGACCTAGAAAACCTACAGCTATTAAGAAGTTGCAGGGAACTCTACAGCCATGTAGAACAAACTTTAATGAGCCTGTTCCTAAGAAAGCTTTAAACACAGTTGAACCTCCTGACTTTTTATCCAAAACTGCACGCGACTTGTGGGTGTTTGCTTTAGCTCAAGCACCTGACGAGTTGCTTACAACACTAGATTTTTCAGTGTTCGCATGCTGGGCAGACACAATGGCAAAGATCATTGAGTGTCAAGAGATCTTAAATCGGGAAGGTCCCACTGTTATTGATGAAAAATTAGGCGTTTCAAAACCTCATCCTATGCTCAAAATGCAGAATGATCTTAAATACATCCTGAGAGGCTATCTAACTGAACTTGGTTTTACTCCAGCATCACGCTCTAAAGTGAGCGTTCATACTAAAACAGAGAATAAGAACCCATTTGCTGACTTGTAATTATGCGTAACTACATTAAGATTGCTAATAAGTACATTGAAGATGTGCTCAGCAATAAGATACCTACCTGTAGATACGTAAAACAAGCCTGTCAAAGACAAGTAAAAGATTTAAAGAAAAAGTCATGGGCTTATCACTTTGATACAACCTTAGCTTGCAGAGTATGCAAATTCATTGAAGCGCTTACTCATGTTAAAGGTCCTAAAGCTGGTGAGAACATTAAACTTGAGCCATGGCAGATCTTCATATTAACGACTGTGTTCGGTTGGGTAGATAAAAACAATCACCGCCGTTTTCAGCAGGTTTATATCGAAGTGCCCCGTGGTAATGGTAAATCAGCATTATCATCAGGTGTTGGCTTATACATGCTATGTGCTGACAATGAAAAAGGCGCTGATGTTTACTCATTTGCTACCACTCGAGATCAGGCAAAGATTGTATTCGGCGATGCTCAGGCTATGGCCAGAGCTAATCAGCCATTAAAAGATTGCTTTGGCTTAAGTGTTCTATCCAAATCCATGGTAGTGCCTGGCACAAACTCAAAGTTTGAGGCTAAATCATCAGATGGTATGACCCTTGATGGTTTGAATACTCACTGTGGCATTATTGATGAGTTGCATGCTCACAGAACACGTGAAGTATACGATGTTGTAAAGACGTCTATAGGTAAGCGCTCACAGCCAATATTATGGTGTATTACTACAGCCGGTTTTAATTTAACCGGTATCTGTATGGAAGTGCGCCGCTTCGTATGCAAGATCTTAGATGGCAGCGCAACTGAAGAATCTCAGTTTGGAATTATCTACACCATAGATGATGGTGACGATTGGAAGACAGAAGAGGCTTTAATTAAAGCTAATCCAAACTGGAATATCTCAGTACAGCCTAAAGCAGTGCTAGCTAACCTTTCAATGGCGCTGTCTGATCCTGCAGCTGAGAATAACTACAAGACAAAGCATTTATGTGTCTGGTGTAATGCTGACAGCGCCTTTTTTCAGATGTCAAAGTGGCGTAAATGCTATCGTCCTGAGATGACACTTGAAGATTTTGAAGGTGAGTATTGTATCTACGGTTTAGATCTTGCAGCTAAAACAGACATCACTGCCCTCGTAAGGTTGTTCTTTAGAACCGAAGACGATGGCAAAGTTCATTACTATGTCTTCCCAGAGTTCTGGCTTCCTGATGATAAGATTCAAAGCTCAGCAAACTCTCAATACAAGTCATGGGCAAAACAAGATCTTATTCATACTACAGATGGTGCGATTAACGATCTTGAATCAATTCAAAATTATATAGCTCAAGACAGCCAACGCTTTGATACTTTGGCTATAGCTTTCGACCCATGGCAAGCCTATCAGTTAGCATCCAATCTGATGAATGACGGCATACAGATGGTTGAGCTAAAACCTACTGTAGCTAACTTCTCAGAGCCAATGAAAGAAGTACAGGCGCTTTGCTATCAAAAGCGTTTACATACAGACGGTAACCCTGTACTTGAATGGATGGCATCTAACCTTGTGGCTCACATGGATGCTAAAGATAACGTTTACCCTCGCAAAGAAACACCTGATAACAAGATTGATGGCATGGTTGCTCTAATCATGGCTATGAAGCAGGCTTTACTTCTTGATGTTGAGAAGGGTTACTCTGATGGGCACACATTTAACGATGAGCCTTTAATTTTTTAGGAACAACAAATGAATTTTTTTAAATGGATTAGAAATTCGTTTACACCAACAGCTGACAAAAGAGGTTGGCAAAACAACGCTCCTATGGTTGCTGCTGTTCCTTCAGCAAGTAAACCAACTCCTGAGCAAGCATTACAGGTATCTACAGTATATGCCTGTATCGACTTGCTTGCTCGTACCATGGCATCACTTCCATGTGACGTGTATTTAATTAATCAAGATGGCTCACGCTCTCGTGATACAAAATGTAATTTGCATGAAATTTTATCTATATCTCCAAATTACGACATGACACCGTTTGAAGTTATTCAAACCTTAACTTTAAACTGGGCCTTAAGAGGTAACGCTTATGCTTTAATCTCTCGTAAAACTGATAAGACAGTCAAAGCTATCTATCCATTAAACTCTGACCAGATGCAGGTATTTATGGACGATAACGGTGATTTGACTTATAGGTACTACAACAAGCGTGATCAGTATGTAGATTACAAATCAAGAGATATCCTACATTGGAAATGCATGGGCAACGGCATTATGGGCTTGTCTAAGCTTGACTACATGCTAGCCTCTGTAGATGAATCGATTAAGGCTCAATCAACTGCTATCGATGTCTTTGCAACCAAAGGTAAGATCAGAGGTATTTTGACAGCTGAGGCTAATTTAAATCCAAAGCAGAAAGAAGATATTGCCAAATCATTTAACGAAGCCAGAGAGCGCGATGGTAATCCTGTACTGCCGGCTAATATCAAGTTTCAATCTTTGTCATTGTCACCTGCAGAGCAGCAGTTGTTACAAATCAGAGAGTTTACTGTAGAGGAAATTTGCCGTTGGTATGGTGTTCCTTCTGCCCTCATAAATTCTGATGGTGGTGCGCCAGGATCTAACCTTGAGCAGGTTACAGCAAACTTTTATAAGTCAACTATTTTGCCAATGTGCATCTCTCTTGAGCAGGCAATCATGAAAAGATTGCCTTGTATCTCAGAGAAAGTAAATCATCAGGTGTCTTTTAGGTTGTCATTCTTAAATAGAGCGAACGATCAAGTTCGCTCACAGGTTAATGCTCAGGCAGTCCAAAACGGTTGGAAGACAAGAAATGAAGTGCGTATTGAAGAAGGTTTAGCACCTGTTAAGAATGGTGACATCCTCACAGCGCAGAACAACTTACAGCCTTTATCTATGTTAGGTACAGCAAATCCTACACAGACACCGCAAACACCAATATCAACACGACCAATTCAACAATAGAGAGTTTAAAGCAATGAATATTGAAGAGTTAAAAGAGCTACAGCTTACTCATTCCGAGCTGAAAGCTCTCGATGATCAGGAACAATCAGGAGTGATTGAAGGCTATGCATCAGTGTTTGGCTCTATTGATTCATCCGGTGACACCATCCTTCCTACAGCATATAACAAAGTGCTGGGAACTTTGCCGAAGATGTTCTTTAATCATGACACATTTGGCGTGCCCATCGGCAAATGGACTGAGATGTCTGTAGATGAGAAAGGTTTAAAAGTTAAAGGACAGTTAAACCTTGAACTTGAAGATGCTAGAAAAGTGTACAGCGCTATTAAGTTCGGTTCACTAAACGGCTTGTCAGTACATCTGATGTTCACTGATAAAGACGTTTATTGGGATGATGAAAGCGATGTCAGAATTATTAAATCTGTAGCTCGTTTACCCGAGATTTCGATTGTTGGTATTCCTTGCGAGCAGAAAGCGCAGATCATCGCCTGTAAGAATTTTGAGAGTATCAACTCTGTAAGAGATTTTGAGAAAGCACTAAGGGATTTAGGAGCTTCACAAAAAGAAAGTTTGACTTTAGTAAGTCAAGCTAAAAAGCTATTTGCAACTCAGAGAGATTCTGACGAGAAACAGCTAAACCTAAATGAGATTTCTGCAAGATTAAGCAGATTAACTAAAATTATGGAGACAGAATAATGTCAGATGCAGTAAATGAAATTTCTAAGTCCCTCGACAGCTTAGAAGAGTCAATCAAGAATGTCCAGGAAGAGCAGAAAAACGGTAAAGTATCTTTAAAAGCTTTTGAGGATAAGGTTAAAGAGTTAGGTGATAAGCAGTTAGAACTGTCTAAGTCCTTAGCTGATGTAACTCAGGCTTTAGACAAGAATACCAAAGCTTTAACTTCAAATGAGGAGGTTAAGAGCTTAGGTCAGAAAGTAGCATCTCATGAGGTAGTAAAGAACTATCAGCATGGTACTTCAGCTGTATTTACCATCTCAACCAAGGCAGATACTATCAATAAGTCACCTGCAGCAAATTCAATTACACGTAATACCATTACACCTGCTTATCAGGCTGGTATGGTTACAATGCCTGATCAGCCATTACAGATTGAGCAGTTATTCCCACATATTCCTGTATCAGTAGATGCAATCGAGTATACCAAGGAAGGCGCTGTAACTGATGGTTCTAAGATTGTAGCTGAAGGCGGAAAGTTAGGTGAAACCACTGTAACTAATCCAACTTTACATACCACCAGCTGTGTAAACATCGGTGCATATACCGTAGTAACTCATCAGTTACTTACCAATGAGTCAGCTTTAGCTGCTTTCATTGAAACTAAGATGCAGTATAAGTTAAAACTTAATATTGAGAATCAGCTTATCAACGGTGATGGTACCTCAACTCAGTTAGGCGGTCTGCTACATGAAGGTAACTTTACCGATAAGACTACAGCTGTACAGGGTAAATTACCTAAGTCAGGTGCAACCTTACTTGATTTTGCTCTGCTCTTAAAAACTGAATTTGAAAAGCAGTACATTGTTCCTGAGCGCCTACTGTTAAACCCTGATGATTGGACACAGTTAGCTCTATTAAAGGATGCTAATGGTCATTACATTTTAGGCGGTCCTCAGCTTCTAGCTACTAAGAACCTATGGGGATTACCAGTAATGACAACTCCATTTGTAGCAGCAGGCAAGTACATCTTAGGTAATTTCACCTTAGGTGCAACTATCTACGACCGTGAGGCTTTAGATTTCAGAATTTCCGATTCTGATGGTGAAAACTTCAAGTCTATGCTTTACACCTTCCGTGTAAATCGCCGTCTAAGCTTTGCTGTGGAGAATCCATTAGCAATCTTTGCAGGCGACTGGAGCTTACCCAGTTAACTCTCAGTCAGTAAAGACACAAGCTGTTAAAACCAAATAACACTTACTTGTAGTTACTTAGCCCTCTTAATTGAGGGCTTTTTTTATAGGATTTCTAAAAATGTCTTTTCAACTTTCAGCTCCAATAGCTCCTGTTTCATTAGATGAAATTAAGGCGCATCTGAGAATTGATGATGATTTTGAAGATCAGCTGTTAGAGCATTACATCTTAGTAGCAACTCAACAGGCTGAGCACATCATGCAACGAGAAGTTATTTTTAGAAATGACAAGAACGCATTAGCTAAAACAATTGAAGAAGTACCACCTACAGTAAAGAGCTTTATCTTTTGTTACGTAGGTGATCTTTACTCTCATAGAGAACTGTCTGATGAATCAGGCTTAGTCGTCTTTTGGAAGCATCTTTTAGATCCTTTCATTATTTACAACGATGAGGACGAGTAATGAGCGTATCAGAGCCTTTGTCAGGTGAATTAAACAAGCGCATTGAACTCTTCTCAAGAGTAGACATTCCATCCAAGGAGTTAGCAGCAGTTTCACAAGATACAACCATTTGCAAAGTATGGGCAAAGATTGAGCCTACAGGTTCAGCTTACTGGTTAGGTTCTCAGACAGAACAAAAAGCAACTCATCGCTTTTGGATAAGAACCATTAAGGGCAAGACAGAGCCTATAAATATTGAACATGGTGTGTATATACGCTTTAAAGACAGAGCTTATATGCCTGTACGAGTAACTGACTGTAATGGTCGTGGTCGTTTTACCATGATTGAAGCTCAAGAACTTGGTATAGACAGACCAGAGCAGGGCACACCTTTAGGTTTAGGAGTAATGCTAGATGAGTAGCATCGGTATTCCTGTCAGCTTTTCAGTGCAGATACCAAAAGAACTTCAAACTGATGATTTTGATTCAAAGATCATTAAATCAGCATTAAGAGATGTTGGTAAAAGTATTCAAAAGACAGCTAAAAAGAAACTTTCTAACCGTAAAGATGTGATTTATCCACGCTTACAGTCAGGTAGATTGCGCAAAGCTGTAAAGGTTCATCTGTCTAAACGTAAAGGCAAGTACTGGGTAAGAGTTCAAGTTGATTCATTCAAAGATTTTCCTTTCTGGTATCCAGCACCACTGATGTATGGTCGTAAAGATGGAACCTTAAAACCTCGTCATGATGCGGTTGTTGATTCCGGTGATGAGTTAAAAGAAGAAAGTTTAAACGCTGTATCAGATGCTTTAATGAAAGGCTTAAAAGGGTGGGGATAAATGAAGCTAAACACTACTATTGAAGCTATACGTAAGCGTTGCCCTTCATTCAATAACAGGGTATTTGCTTTCACAGGCCCTATGCAGTTGCAAAACTTACGACCTGAGAAGCTACCTGCAGCATATGTAACTATGGTAGGTGAGGTTGCTGAAGTTGAGCAGATGTCAGCTAACTCTTATCTGCAGAATATTACTTCAACTGTTGGTGTCTTGATTGTAGTTAATTCACAAGAAGACAGACGAGGACAAAACGCATTTGATAAGGCTGAGGATTTAAAAAACGAGATTTTAAAAGCTCTGCTTTCATGGTCGCCAATACCAGACGACAACATGGCTATTTATTCCTATCAAAAATACAGCGTGCTTAAGGTTGAAGAACCTGTCTTAGCTGTTCAGATTGATTTGCAGTGCACTTATGAAATAAGTCAAAAGGATACAAGACAGCCTGATGAGTTAGAAGATACAACAGGCAAGTTTAATGAGTTAAATGCGACTGTATCGGACGAGTTCAAAGGCGGTGTTGATGTGATTGGTCAGGGTGATAAGCCTGACGGTCAAATCGATGCTCAATTCAAATTTAAAGATTTATGGTAATGGTACTAGGAGAATTAAATGTCTATTTCATTTAATCATATTCCATCAAATATCAGAGTGCCTCTGTTTTATGCAGAGGTCGATAATTCGATGGCAAATACAGCAACTGCTGCTAAAAAGGCGCTGTTAATTGGTCAGAAAACTGATGGTACAGCTACAGACGGCAAACCTACTCTGATCTCGGCACAGTCCCAGGCTATGACTAAGTTTGGTCGTGGTGCACCTTTAACCTTAGCTGTAAAAGCTTTTAAGGATCAGAATACTTCTACAGAGCTTTGGTGTTTGCCGATGTCTGTGACAGGAACTCCAGCAGCTGGAGCTGTAGAGTTAAAAGGTATGGCAACTGAATCAGGTACCATCGCTTTTTACGTTGGTGCTACTAAAGTTCCGGTAACAGTTGCTAGCGGTACCTTAGCAGCTAACATAGCTACAGACCTAATCAATGCAATCAATGCTAATAAAGATCTTCCAATTACAGCATCTACATCAACTACAGACACAGAAAATGCTACAGCAATTAAACTGACAGCAAAAACTGTAGGTCTGTATGGTAACGACATTCTGTTAGCCACTAACAGACAGGGTGCTACAGGTGGTGAAGAAGACATTGCAGGCATCTCACTTACTATTACAGCAATGAGCGGTGGTACCGGTGAGATTGACTATACAAAAGCCTTTAAAGCTGTTGAAACTGAAACATTCTGGTTCATCGGTTGCCCTGATTCCTCATCTACAGCATTGGATGCTTACAAGAAGGAAATGCAGGACTCTACAGGACGTTGGGCTTACTCTCGCATGCAGTTTGGTCATATCTTTACTGCTAAGCGTGGTGATGCTGAGTCATTAGTTACCTTTGGTAAAACAAGAAATGACCAGCATGTAAGCTTGTTTGGTATTGAAGAAAACAATCCTAACTTGACCTTAGAAGTTGTAGGCGCAATCTTAGGTCGTGCTGCATCTTACTACACTAATGATCCTGCTCGTCCTTTACAGACAGGTCCATTAGAAGGATTGTTAGCTCCATCTATTGAAGACAGATTTGGCTTTAATGAGCAGAACACTCTGCTATCTAATGGTATTGCTACTTTATATCAGCAGAGTGGCACTGTGATGATCCAAAGAGCTATTACAACCTATCAGTTCAACTCTTTTGGTGACGCTGATAACAGCTATCTTGATTCAACAATTCTGTACACCTTAGCTGAGATTATCTCGCGCTTAAAGACAGCTATTACATCAAAGTATCCACGTCATAAGTTAGCTAATGACGGTACAAGATATGGCGCAGGTCAGGCTATTGTTACTCCTTCTGTTATTAAGTCAGAGTTAATCGCTCAGTATCAGAAGATGGAAGAGGAAGGCTTAGTTGAGAATGCTGATTTGTTTGCTAAGTATCTAATCGTAGAACGCGATGCAAACGATGTTAACAGAATTAACGTACTGCTACCTCCTGATCTTGTAAATCAGTTGCGTATTTTTGCGCTACAGGCTCAGTTCCGTTTACAGTATTCATCTACAGATTAAAAAGGAGAATAACATGGCACGTGTAGCAGGCGTTTGTTATGTCAAAGTGGATGGTGAGCAACTTGAAATCCAAAGCTCATGTGAATATCCCCTGTCAAAAGTAAAAAGGGAAGCTGTAGAAGGTGTTAATGGCCCTGTCGGCTACAAAGAAACAAGGATCACACCTTTTTTGAACATTGATTGTACTTTAACCCCTGAGTTTCCAAGACAAAAACTAGTAGAAAGTGACGATTTAACTATTGTTGCAGAACTAGCTAATGGTACTGTCTACACTCTGACAGGTGCTTATGTTGAAGGCGACATTACAGGCAATGCAATTGATGGTACAACTTCAATTACCTTTAAAGGCAAAGATTGCAACTGGAGCTAAATATAACCGCCTGTAATGGCGGTTTTAGGAGACAAATATGTTATTTAAACTGACAACACCAATTAAGACCCCTAACTCTGACAAAGAAATAACCGAGTTAGAACTTCAAGAACCTACTGTAGAACTTTTAGAGAAACTGAATTATCCATACATCATTGATAATGATGGTAACTTACAGTTTAATGCAAAAAAAGTTTATCAGTGGGCAAAAGAGCTCTCTAATTTACCTCCATCAACCGTCAAGAAGATCTCATTCCACGACATGGAAACCTTTAAGAATGGTTTAGCTGTTTTTTTTCTAGCCTCAAAAGAGCAGGCTGCGGAGATTTGGAACAGGTCAGTAACTGGCTCTTTAACTTAGCTTACTCATGGCATCTTGATCCTTTTCAACTCAAAAAGCGCTCTATAACCGATTTGTTAGAACTTGGTAGACAAACAGAGCGTATTCAAGAACAAATAAAACAAATGCGCAAGGAACGTTAATATGGCTGGCAAGACAGTTAAAAATAAAGTTGTTGTGTCTGCACAGGACAAAGCAACACCAGCTCTTTCTAAAATCAAAAAAGAGTTTCGTGTCTTTTCTCGTCAAATTAAAGGACTTGGCAATGAGTTAAAAGGATTAGGTTCAATAACAGCACTACCTATAGCAGGTGCATTTGCATCAGCGGCTGCCATTGTTAAAAACTCTATAGGTTCAATGGTGTCTTATGGTGGTGCTGTAGATGATGCCAGTCGCAATCTGACAATTGCATCTGATGCACTTCAGGCATTCAGATATGCTGCAGATCAATCAGGTTCATCAGCGTCTCAAATGGACAGCTCAATTGCTATGTTAAATAAGAACATGGCAAATGCTGCTAACGGCTCTAACAAGAACTTGGTTGGTTTAATGAACCGTTTAGGCATCTCTATGAGAGATTCTAACGGTAAGTTAAAAGATGCTGCACAGTTAATGCCAGAGGTGGCAGATGCAATTAAGTCTCAGACAACTGCAACACAGAAAGCTTACATTGCTACTCAGTTCTTTGGTAAGTCAGGTCAAGGCTTAATCAAAACCTTAAATGATGGTTCAGCAGGCTTAGCTGCACAACGTAAAGAAGCTGAGAAGTTTGGTGTCATTATGGGTGAAGAAGATGTAGCAGCTGCTACATTGTTTGGAGACTCACTGACACGCACCAGATATGCTACACAAGGCTTGCAGAATGCTATTGGTGGTAAGTTACTTCCAATACTTCAACCTTTGCTTGATGATTTTAATGATTGGATTGCAAAGAATAGAGAGTGGATTGCAACTACCATTGTTGATGCTATTAAGGATTTTGCTGATTCTTTAAAAGACATTGATCTTAAATCAGTAGTGGCAGGCTTTGTTAAGTTTGTTCAAACCTCAGCCAAAGTATTTAATGCCCTGGGTGGCTTAAAAACTGTAGGAGTGGCTGTAGCTTCACTTTATGGAGTGAAGGTTATTGCGTCTATTATGGGCGTTGGTAAAGCGATGCTGTCATTGATACCAACCATAGTAAGTCTCTCTGCTGCCCTTTGGGCTAATCCTATTGTGTTAATAGTAGGAGCTATTGTTGCAGCTATTGGTGGTTTAATTTATGGCGGTTATCAACTCTACAAGCACTGGAACGAGGTTGTAACTTGGTTTACTGGCATTTGGCAGAATGTAAAACAGACTGTAGGTGCTTTCTTTGACTGGTACTTAGGTTTATGGGGTATCTCAGCTGATGAGGTAATGACTGTAGCTAAAAACGTATATGAAGTGTTTAGCTCAGTTTTCAGTAAGCTGTGTTCTTTTATATCAGATGAATGGAATGGTTTACTTGCATTACCTGATAAGTTAAAAGATGGTTTTAAGAACTTGGTAAGTTTCTTTTCTGATTTATGGGAACAAATCAAAGATTGTTTCTTTAAGCCATTTGCCTCTGCTATGGAAAAAGTATCATCTTTAAAAGATGGTGCTGTAGGTCTGTGGAATAAAGCTACAGGTTTCTTCTCATCAGATGATGATACAGAACAGTCGCAAACAGCATCTATTCAAATGCCAGAACGCACATCGAGAATACTCAATGAACCTATGAGACAACCATCAGCTTTAGGTCAGACAATTATCCAGGGTGAAAATAAATCAGAGGTTATTGTCAGAATTAAAACAGATGAAAACTCAAAGGCTGAAGTTGAGCATGAGCGTACTACTGGTGCTTCTCTTAATACCTCTGTAATGGCTGACACAGGCGTGACACGATGAGTTTATTAAATGTTAAGACATTAAGAAAAGCCTCTTATGAGGGAATTCAATTTGATGTTGATTCAGCTACTTTATCTTTTGGTAGAAGAACGGTAACACATGAGTTTCCTCAAAGAGATGCCCCTTATGTTGAAGATCTTGGAAAAGCTACAAGACAGTTCTCTATTCAAGGCTTTATTGTAGGTGATGATTTTATTGATCGCTCTAAAAGGTTGATTGATAAGATTGAATCACAGGTAGGTACTGATAGAAGAGCTAATCATGGAAAGCTGGTACATCCTTGGTTAGGTTCTCTTGAAGTAACACCTATTGATAATCCTAGTATTACTTATGACAAAGCTAAAAGAATTTGTACTTTTACACTTACTTTTTTAGAAGCAGGTAATGAAAGCACAAAGAAAACTACATCATGGGCAAATCAGCTTTTAAGTAAAGCAGATGCTTTATATGCAAAAATTTTTGGCGATTGGACACCTGATAAAATAGCCGGAATTGTTGATGATGTAACCAGTCAAATAAACTCTTGTGCTGCAGTATTATCTAACTGTCAGTTTGCCCAGATGTTTAATCTTGGTAACGATATTCTAGAAATGGGACATGATATTGCTACTTCTTTGTACAATAAGAAGGAACAGGCAAGATCTAGTCTTCTTGGTGCCTTAGGTTTATCTCAGTATGCTCAATCAACTACAGATTGGAAACTAGCATCTATCAAGTGTACAGATGCTATTACCTTACCAGTGTTAAAGCCTGTTAATGTAGCTTCATCAACAGGAACATCTAAAAAGCTCTCAGACAAAGAGAGAATAAATGAAGCTGTAGATGAGATTAAAAAGAATTTCAGGCTTGTGCTTATAGCTAATGCTATGGGTGCTATCAGCATGATTGGTGAAGATAATGATGTTGATACTGACAGTAACAGCAAGAAAACTTTATCAGATGAGCAAATTCTTAAGATTAGAAATAATCTGTTAGATGCC